ATGAACCTTGATATTTCTGGAATTTCAGCAAATATGGTTAGTGCGTTGCAATCAATTAATAATGGGTTAGGTAACAATGATAGTGTAATTGCGGAAGGATACTGGAATTATGGTAGTAAGCGAATTGATTACTCTCGTTAATGTAGAGTCAAATGAAATCCTTGACGAACAACTAGAATATATTCAGTACATTAACGCAGCGATTGACTGGCTAACAACTATCCTAGTTAGTATTAAAGACCGTGAAGTAGTTAAGAATATGGATATACAGGATAAAAGGGCGGTTCCTTCCGATTTCATGGGGTTCGTTCCTAAAACTGGCTATCCTATCCGCATTATAAACGGTACATTTGAAACATATGACGGTGAAACGGTTAATCAAGTCTTTTATAGCGTAAGGAAAAATCACATTGATGATTTAGACGACACTATTCCGTTCTCTGAATTCTTTCATAGTTATCTAGTGCAATTAGTATCTTTCATGGTAAAGAAAAAATCACTTATGACTGATTATGCTGCTTATGATAAGACCTTCATCGATTACATCACGGAGCAAATCAAAACGGCACGAGGTATCACATAATGGGCGTAAAACAGGTAGCAATTACAAATGGCTTCCGATTGGGCCTTGATTGGTCGAACCCACCGGAAAACATTGACATTCAAGCTTTAACACAGGCTAGACAATGCGAATTCGATAGGACTGATAACGCCTTGCGTACCGTTCCGGGTGTTCGTGTATTGTATGATTTCGGATTACCGGTAGAAACGCTATATTTCGATGTCTATCGTAACAAATGGTACTTTTCTAGCGGTAGAAACTTGTATTCTACTGATTTTAATACCAATACATTATTGGGTACACTAAACGGCACAGGAGAACCAAAATATCATGCATTTGGTGGTGATATTCTCATTGCTAGTGGTGATAAATTACAAGTTATTTCTGGTGCTGGTAAGTTGGTAACGGTAGAAAGTCCTGTATGCGATATAGTATCAAGCCATTCTGGACGTGTACTGATTGCATCGACTCATTCGCATCGGTTGAATTGGTCGGCAGTTGGCGACTACAACGCATGGACTCACAACAATAACGATGCATCTAGTGCGCAATATGTGGATGTTGGTTATAAAGACCAAGGCAGTATCATTGCCGTTGATTTCTTATCACGTGCAATTATCGTATATAAGGAATATGGGCGTGTGTATCAAGTTATTGGCACGCCAGATGCACGGAATTTAACGGTATACCCTCTATCCTATACTGGTTACTGTAGCGGTGCAACGGTGAGCGTTGATGATCGCAGTTATTATTTAGGCAATCAAGGATTTATGTCATTTATGCCTACTAATACCTATGCGCAGGTTCAGCCGTTTGAAACCGGGTTGAATATTAATTCATATCTATTAAAGTACATTACAAAAGATTGTGATGTATGGCATATATCTAGCCGTAAGCAAATATGGATTAAACCATATAACGGCGATACAGTATTTATCTATCATTACTTACCACGCTATGAGGACGGGCGCGGCGTTTTTACATCAAGAAAATTCACGCACAACATCAATGATGCGGTGAATGTAGATAAAGAAGTATACATAGCTTACGGTAATAAAATCGGCATCCTAGATGAAACCATAGATACAGATGATAGCGTACAAATTCAGACGTCAATAGTAAGCGGCAATAGGTTGGCAACAAGACAATTCATATTAATTATGAACTATAATTTTGTAACGCATAATCTTATTCCCGGTTATGGCACTATTGGCATTTCTAATAAGAAACCTAAGCCGATTGAATTCGCTAGTAAAGCAATCAAAACCTACTATGCTAATTTCAAGACCTACGATTATAAAGCGTTGATGAATGTCAACGAATACACTAAGGCTTACAAAATCGGTGGCGGTGCTAACCGTAATGTACAATTCAAAATCAATGTTCAAAAGGGCGCTATTTCGTTACGCCAGTTAGATTATACATATGAGGAAGTTTAATATATGGCATACAAAGAAAAATACCCTTTGGATATAACGCCACAGGGCGACACAGTACAAGATAGTATTAAGAAAAACCGTGATGAATTATTGAACGTTGCGCAGCAAATGGAACTTAAAGCCGGCGGTGGTGGTACTGGCGGTGGTGGCGGCCTACGTAATAGATTATTGAGCGGCAAGGTGAGTAACGGGGAATTCGCCTTTTTAACCGGCGATAATTTAAGCGTAATGATTGACGGCAGTCAAACACCTGTACTATTGTCATTTGCTGACGGATTTAACGATTTCGGCGCAGTTGATTATATAGCCACTATCAATAGAAAGCAAAGTGCATGGAGTTTGCCAGCTAATAGCACATCCTATTTGTATGTGGAACGCTCCACATCTGGGGGTCTAACCTATGGTAGTACAACGCTTGAACCATTACGACAACCAAACGCACCAGAAGCGGCAACGGACAAGATGTACTATAATACAACAAGCGAAAAAATGTATGTGTATACTGGAACTTATTGGAAAAACACATTGCGTGTAGTAGTGGCGATTGCTGTTACAGATGCAACACGAGTTAAATCTATTAAGTATTATGATCCAAATGTCAACACTGCAACTGATGCGGTAATTGGCAAACGTACAGTAGACGGCAAAGACTATTTGATTACAGATATTCTTAATCAAATGGCAGAAGCTATTAAAAAGATAGCTGGCGATGAAAAATTTACTAGCAATCCAACACGTACATTAAAAACCATTACCGATACTATAAACGGACTAGGTGAAACCTATTATAAAAAAACGGATACTGTAAACGAAGCTAAACATGCAACGAATGCAGACGAAGCCAAACATGCAGCGAGCGCGAATACGGCAAACATCGCAACGCAAAATGTTAAAAAGTCCGGTGATACCATGACCGGTGATTTAATCATTACAGGGTTGAGGTACGGTAAGAATCTTGATTTAGATTACTACGGAAATACAAAGACCAATTATTCTGGCTTTTTTATTGGTGAAGTTAGTGGATATAAAATTGGAAGCAATTCGTATTGGGGAACAGGAATTGCAATTCCTTGGAGTGTTCATGATGAACGAGTGCTAGGGTATGAAATATTGTTCGCAAATTCTGATAGAATTTATGTTCGTGCTATGGAGCGTGTGAATAACCCGGGGGCGTGGAAGTCGTTAGCAACATTTGATTTAGCTGGAAATTTAGAGTTTCCTAACGGTGCTAAATTGAGGGTGGAATAATATGCCTAATCTAGTACTAGAATATAACGGCCAAATTTACCGGTTCGGATTAACTACAAATGCGGCATTAACAAACGGCCAAAATATTAAGGTTCCATTTAATGGAAGCGAATTATACGCACGTATCGGGAATGACAATACACCATTAAAGGTTATTAAAAACGGTAGCACGTATTCGGTGCAGTATAATCCGGTTGCTTTTAATAATATTTATGTAGATAGACCGGCAAGCGATCGTTCAGAATGGCGTAACACAGTATTTTTCCCAAGTGGAAATTATCGTATCACAATAGACGGAAGCACGCGCGATAGTCGAGAAATACGCATTAATGATAACAGAAACCTTGAAATAGTAATGAATATTATCGGTCAAGGGTACGGCAATCAGCGTTTAAAACTGACTATTAGCGGATATTATGATAGGCAAATACCAGCCGGAAGCAATCGCAATAAATTCAGCATAGAACGGATAGGGGATTAATGATGCAACTTGAAAGCCTTGAAAGCATGATTAAAGACTATGAACGGCGCACGGGTGAACGTGTTAGTCTTGAGGGTTTTTATTTCGATGAAAATAATAACTACAAAGACAAATACAATTACTATTTTAAATGGTTCCCTAATGCTGGGTTCTTATTCTGGACTATCAACGAACATGACGGCCAACGGTATTTTACTATCTGGCAGACATACGGCGATATGAAAGTAATAGGCAAGTACATCGTGGAAGTTATGAAAATGAATGATCTTGATGTAATTGTAACGGCAACACATCGAAGTGTGCGCGGTTTTATTAAAAAATGGAACATGGAACGTGTTCCGCACATGGACTACACCTATAACGGTTTTAATTACAAAGTATTAAAAACAAAGCGTGAGCATTTGGAAGTTACTTTGTAGAAAGGAAAAGCATGTTTACATTTGATTTGCAATTATTTGGGGGCGGTAAAAAATCAAAGGTACAAAGCATAGGCGCTAACTTACCACCAGCCGGCCCCGAAGAAAAGCAACTCTTACAAGGGCAAATGGATTGGATTAATAGAACCAATCAAAGCGCCAATACATTGCAAGGCATGGGCGATAGAGCCTTAAATAATGTAGTTAGTCCGCAATATCAGCAAATGTACAATGCATATTTGGGGACTAACAAAGATAACCAAAATGCACTTGCTGCATTGCAAAATCAAGTAGCAACGGCTGGCGCAAGAAACCTAACGGATAATACAAGATATGCCAATCAGTTAGGGGCCAGCGTTGATGCTATGAACAATGGGGCGGGGCAACTAGCGAATGAATACAACGGCGCATTGCTCAAAAATCAAAACGCAATGGATAGCATCACGAACGGCCAACTTCCTACGGCTTATGCAGATGCTAGACGACAAGCATTAAATAATGATTTACAGGCAACTGTAGGTAATGCTGTTTCTGGCTTAGCAAGTCGCGGCATTGTTAATTCTTCAATCACAGATAATGCATTGAATGATATTAGCAAGAATGCATCCAATACACTTGCGGCACAATATGCAAATGATTTGAACCAAGCGGCAGCACTTAACTCGCAAGCATTTAACAATAGTTTGAGTGGCATCGGTGCAAAAATGGGGTTGTGGGGTAATACTTATAACAACCAACAAAACGGCATTGTAAATCAAGCTAATTTGTTAAATCAAGGGTACACAAATCAGATGAATAATGCCGGTACTGCGGCTGGCCTTATTGGTCAGCGTGAGGGGTTAGCACAAAACCCTATTAATACCGGCGCAACAACACAAAGTGCATCTACTCAACCGGCTAAAGATTACTATTCTATGAGCCAACTGAATAATGCGGATCAAGAAGATTTATTAAACAGATATATGACATTACGTTACGGCCTAGCACAACCAGCACAAACAATGGTTAAGCAAGGTAACGGCGGATTTTTAGGAGGTCTTATGAAAGGTTTTTGTTTTGTAGCGGGTACTGAAATTGCAACACCAGAAGGTGGCAAGGTTATTGAAGCGTTTGTAAATGGTGATAAAGTAATCACGATTGGTGCAGTCAATGATGTAATTGAATTACACGATATGGGCGAAAAAGAAACACATCGCCTTGAAACCGCATCCTTTGGCGTTACAACCACAGATACAGAAAAATTCTTAACTCCGGAAGGATTAAAATTAGCCAGTGAATTAGTTGTTGGCGAAACAGTAGTAATGACTGTTAATGGTTACGAGCCTGTAACGGTATGTGAGCCAACCGGCAATACTGAACAAGTATTTGAATTGCAATGTACTGGTGATAATCTCTTCTATGCTAACGGCATTATGGCGGAAGGCATCAATGAAGCAGAATTGAAAGCGATTGCAGATGCAAAGAAACAATCTGAAACCACCGGCAAAAAAGACGACAAAGAAACCGGTGAAGAAACAGACGAAACAAATGATCCAACAGATGAAAACTCGGAAGATACTGACGAAGTAACAGACGAAAAAGAAACAAAGAAAACTACTAAAGGTAAAAAGTAGTGGAAAGTAGAGGAATAACACAATGGGCGTTATTTATTTACAGGATTATAACCCGTTGGAAAGCATCGGTGAGTTGGCTGGTCGATACGGTGGGTACCGTTTAGGGCAAATTCAAAATAACCGTATGGCGCATGGATATCAAGACATGTTGAGCGGTGGCGAACAGGCGACACCAACGCAACAAATGGCAAGCCAAATGCCAACACAAGGGCAATTTAACGCTGGGCAATTTATCAATAATGCGATGCGTAATAACTCCTTTGGTGCGCAAGCGGTGGCGAATAATCAAGGATTATGGGGCGGTCAAAATCCGTCTGCACCAGCACGACCGATGCAAGCTAACACAGATGCACCGGCTGCACCGGTTCAACCACCACAACAAAATACAGGGTTATGGAACTTTGAAAATCTAAATAATACTGGTATTGGTAATGGTGTACCGCAAACGTATCAAGAAATGATGCAACAACGGGCAAACGCACCTTTTCATGGGGCGCCCAATTCGGCCGTAAATGGTAACGCCGAAGCGGATAAAGCGCCGGGCCAATACTCTATACCAGATAAAGCAACTATAACCAGTGAAGCACGCAAACGACTAGGGGCGAATACTCTCGCCCTTGTCAAAGCTGGTTTTGATTTCAAGACGGCGCAAGGTTTAGCCAACGAACAATATCAAACCGATATAAACAATATGTATACGCAACAAGTCAACGAATATCAAGAAAAAGTGCTTGAACCAATGCGCCAGCAAATCATGAACAACCTTGTATTCACTAAAGACAAGGACGGGAACCCGGTTGTAGATACCTATAACACAAAACGGGTTAAAGGGTTGGCGCCGGCCGTTGCTAGGTATAACTATCTAGCCGGTAAAATTGGTGCTAATACGATTGATATGAATAACTTGAATTCTATTGCGGCCCTTGATAAACCGGATTACAAATTTAGTAGTGCGCAAAACGGTCATATTGTACGTTACAACATGGGCGACGGTACGATCCAAGATATGGGCGGTTATGGCAAGGTTGAAGCCAAGCAATTCGCTAATGGCCAAGTATTCGTAATGACACCAGACGGTCAAATGAAGAATATCGGTAACTTTGGTGCGAAAAATATCAAGGTTATGCCGGACGGTAAAACATATATTGTTGGTACAGACGGCACAATGAAATATGTAGGTACTCACGTTAAACCGCCAACGGCTACACAGTCCGGAACTAGTGGATACAATGCGCAAGTATTGCGTACACTATCAGCGCAACATACGGCATGGGTGAAAGCTAATCCGGATAAGGACGAAAGCGAAAGCCCTTATTATGGTAAATTGCAAGGTGCATTAAACGGTACGCCAACGGCTGGCG